GCTTCTTTATCGGCTTTATCAAGTCCTTGTATAAAGTCTTTTGTGTCGGCAAGTAAAGCAAGTTTTAACGACCTAATCTCAGCCATTTAAGCTGCCCTACCTTTCCACTCAGTTGCTATTTTTTCATAGCCTTGTAACCATTCGCGTACAATAACTGGTTGAAAACGTTCCAAAGCAACAAAGATAAACCAACCACGATTACCACGCCCTTTATTTGGGCTACGTGGTGGGAACTGCTTTAGTCTGTTAGAACCAAATTCTGTACCAAATAAAAGCGTACCAGCCTTTGCACCACTTCGGGTAACTTTTGTGTTACCACCCATAGTAAAGTTAGGTGCTTTGTCTGACCTGTTAATTTTAAGTGATTTCATTATTGCATCTGCTTGTGCAGGGTTAGGTGCATTGTAAGCATAAGCTGTGACAAATTTAGCTGCACGTTCTGCTAAATCATTAGCAATCTTTTTCATATCATTTTTAGCAATATCGTCCATTTTACTAAACGTGGCTAAAAGAGAACGAAGCTCATAGTCATCAACTTTAACCCTGATAGTTCTTTTACTATTGCTAGTTTTACCAGCTACTGCATTAGCCATTATTGCGCTCGTTCAATATGTCTATAGCCGTTGCCCATATATCGGGTTCTGCATTGAGCCAATAATCTGGTGTTATGCCAGTAGCTATTGCTAATTCTACTGCTGTGCGCCCGATACTTCGGGCTTGGTAAAATTTGCTGTCTCAAAATCAGAAGCAGCAACATCGGTGACTTTACTTTTCCAAGTTTCAAAGTTTTCGACTTTTTTGGTAATACGTTGCTGAATCTTGTGAGCCAAAAATAAAAGAAGTGTGTTACTTGGTGTGCTTTCTTCAATAAGTATTTTAACAATTGACTTACCTGAATATAATTCTTTTTCTGCAAGTGAAAGCTCGATAGGTCTTGTCCATTCTTCAAACTTCTCACCTGTTTCTAATTCCCACGTTAATTTAAGTTTAAGCATTTTGTGTGCCCCTGTTCTTTGGTTTGGGTTAAGCTGTTAGGTCTTCTGTTGGTATGCCGACAACTTGTAAAGATACTGAACAAGTTTGTGCGTCTGCACCTGAAGCAGAAACTCCTGGGTATTGTGGTAATACGTTACCAGTTAAAGTCACACCTGTTTTTAATGTCAAAACAAATGCAAGTACTGTGTCTGGTGCTGACTCTGTTGCATCCCATAATGCTTTGTACAAGCTGTCTGGAGATGTTCCTGCGTCGTTCAAGAAGTTAATATCAAGAGTAACGTTTGAGTCAATGTATTTGTAGGCTTTGCCTGCAAGAGTGTCAAAAGTTAAACGTTCGGTATCAAAATTGATAGCAGAATCTAAAATTTGCTCACTATAGTTTTTTGTAGCAATAGTCAAAGTTAATTGACGACCACTTAAAATAGTTGTTGCCATTTCTTACCTTTCCTAGCCTGTGTAGGCTGTTTGTAGTTGTATTTCAGCACTTAGTAAATCTGTACTATTAGTGCTTCTAATTCTAGGGCTACTTACCGATAAAACAATAAAGTTTAACGGAATAAGACCCAGAATGGTTTCTATATCGTCTTCCAAGTTTGTTAGCGCGCTTGGGTTAGAATACGTTGAACTAACAACTTCTAATGTTAGTCGTACGTAATAGTTTTTGCTATTGCCTATAACCATTGGTTCAAGGTATGGGTCACTAGCTAAAATTAGGCCTGCTGGTGGAATTATGATTTCTGGTACGTGGTCGTAAGCTGTGTAGTTTGTGTTTGAGGTAATTGCTGTTTTAAGGTTTGCACGTAGCGTACTTAAAGGCATAGTTAACCTACTTGACTATTAGAGTCAATATATTTACTGATTAAACCTGTAACTTTGTATAAAAGGGTTCTGCCCATTCTGTATGGGGCTGGGGTAAAGTCTAGGGCTTGTTGTGTGCCACCTGCAGCTAGTCTTGATTGGAATACGTCAATAGCAATTTGTAATACAGCTTCTTCAATTGAGGCAACACCATTGTATTGTGAAAGGTCATTTGCTGCAGCAATTCCATTAGGTATTGTGTTATTAAAATCTTCGTGAGGTGTAGCAGCAGCTACAGTTATCTTGTAAGTGTATGGGTCTACTATTTCTGTTACGGCTTTATTGCCGTTAATTTTGGCTTCAACGCCTGAATGGGCAACTGATTGTCCTACATAAAATTGGTGTGGTCTAGTTGTATGAATTATTGCTTTAGTTGTTGTTTCGTATCTGTGTTTATCTATTCCAACTTTCCATTGAATAAGAAAATCACCAATAGCGTCTTCTGAAGTGTCAATAATTGCGTTTAATGCTGTGTCATCATAAAGAGTATTTGGAACGCCAAGTACAGCTCTTAACTGAGCTGCTGTTACTAAAACTGGCATTTCATTTTCCTCTCTTTAAGGGTGAGGGTGGCACAGGGGCGAACCACCCTCACGTTTAGTTATTTATAGTTATGCAACCATAAATCGGTAAGCGCCAGCGCCAATTTTTGTAGCAATTGCGCCGTAGCCGTAGTAAGACACGTCAATTTGACCTGTGTTAATTACGTTTGTGCGTAGGCTCAAACGTGGGCTTTCGTACCAAGTGTATGCATCTGGGTTAGCAATAATCATTGAGTTATCGCCTACACCTGAGAAACTGCGTGATACGTATAGGTCTAGTCCTGCAACGTTTCCACGTAAAGAACCTACTGATACAGAACCACCAGCGTTTGATGGGTTAACTGCATTGTAGATAGGACGACCTGCGTCGTTTAATCCCATAATTGTTGCCCAAGCTGATGGGGATACAACTAAGGAACGTGCGAATCCTAGTGAGTTTGTGTAAATAGAAGCTGCACCATCTGCAACAAAGCCTAGAAGACCTGCTGCGTTGAAAGTACGGTTTCCACCATCTGTTCCACCAGTTGCAAGTGCGCCTGCTACTGCTTCGTCAGTTGCTTTAGCATAAGCAAATTCCATTTGGCGAACTAATTCGTCAAAGAATGCTGGTGAAGAACGGTCTAACAATTCTACTGAAAATGTTTGTTGTCCTGCGTATTTTTTAACAGAAACAGAAACAAAAGATGATGCCATATCTGTTTCAGATATTGCGTCTCCTTCTCCTTCTTCAGCAACTGTTGGTGCTGTTGTAATCTTAGGAATTTCAAAGGTCATACCTGCTGGTGGCAAAGTTGCGCGTGAAATTGCGTCTACTGCACCACGGTCTGCGTTAGCAATTCCGTTGATAATTTCTGTTGATTGTGGGGTTGGAATAAAAGCTGCGTTGTTTGAAGTTGTGTCAGCTGCCATTACATATTGACGGCTGTCTTCGTTTCCAAGTGCTGCTCTAATGTTGTGTTCTAAGTAAGAAGCTTTTGAGTTGATTGGGCTTCTTGGTGCTGTGAAGATTGCAGGACGCAAATTACGTTCTTGGGCTTCAACAGCTGGGGTTGCTACAACTTCTGCTGCAACTTCCTCTACTACTTCTGGGGTAACTTCGTTTGACACGATAGTTGCCTCGCTTTCTGTTGTTTGTTCTGATTCGCTAGCTGCGACATCAGTTATTTGTGCGTGTTCGCCAAATGCTGGAAATGTTACGTGTGAAACTTCTCTTAAAGTTGCTGCGTTAACAATTACTAATTCACCTTTAGTGACATAATCGTCAATCATTGCGCCTACGCTAAATCCAGTTCTTAAACCTTCTTGTGCTTCGGCTAATGCGTCATCTCCTGCATTGGTTCTTGCTATTTTGAATACTCCAACGATTTTTTCGTTGTCTTCTTCATATCTTGATAATTTACCTATTGGTCTGGTCATATCGTGTTCGGTGAAAAGTTTTATACCTTCACCGATTTTTAATGAACCTGCTTTGAAAACAACATCGCCCATATTTGTATGACCTACTTTGTCTTCACCAAAAGGAACAATAACGCCTGTTAATTCTCTTTTTGAAGAATTAGCTGCGATAATGTCGGTTGAGAATTTAATAAAGTTATCCATTTATCAAATCTTCCCTTTCTCTTGCTTCCTCTATTGTCATTACACCTAAAGGAATAAGTTTGCTGTAAATTTCTGCGCGTTCTTGCGCACTTGGACTGTAAAATTCTTCAAGATTGTATTTTACTACAGAACCACGTGGGGTTATGTCAATGTCTGACAATCTTTGAGTTATTGCTGTCATCAAAGGACGTAAAGATAAATCTATAAGGCTTCTGCGTTCAGCTGTAACGTTTGAATAAGTCATTGAAGCTGCACTACCACCTAAATAATATTCAGGTAAATTTACAGCTCTAGCAATTTCTGAGGCCATATACTGGCGACTTTGATTTAATGTCAATTGTTCTGGGCTAAACCCTACTGACTGAAAATCAACGGTATCATTTACGAACGCTGTCGCGCGATTGTTGCGAGCCTCTTTCCAAGAATTCAATAGAGCTGTAACTCTTTCTGCTGGCATTGGCAAATTTGATTTCAAAATCATCGAAGGCACGGGCTCGTCGGCAAAACGTTTAACAGCTTTTTCTAAAGCGTAAGCAGCTTGTATAGTCGTGCCTGCTCTTACAAGTAAACCTTCGTCATAACCTGTAAAAGGTATTAAAGAACCTAAACCATAATTAGGTACACGTTTGCCATCAACTGAATAACCTGTAACGTTGTAACCTTGATTGCTATTTAATCCTGTAAAATCTAATTCTCTTGTAACTCTTGATACTGAAATCCATTCGGCGCTTAAAGGTCTGTTATCTGCGCCAAGTTCCATAATTCTTAAATAACCTTGACCTGTAAACAACAAATCTTCTGCAAGAAATGTATATACAGCCTGTGCCGTCATTCTTGGGTCGGGTTGTCTAATAAAAGGTGGAGTTGTAACTTTGCTGTTGTTTGATTCGCGTCTAACTTCTAAAGGTAATGAACCAATAGTTGCACACATAATGTTTCTAGCTCTTGCAACTGCTGGTACTTGCATAGCTTGTGCTCTAGTAATTGAGGTAGTGCCAAAAAAGTCAAATGGTTGTGCTACAGCTTGATAATTGTAGGGCGCTACAGCAGCATCAACTTTGTTTACGCTGTCGTCAGGTGTTACACCTAATAGATTTTGAAAGAAGCCCATAACTTCTAATTCTTTATCATATTGTTATAATAGTCAAGCACCTAAAGCACTACAATGTCTTGGTTTTGTGACCTGCCACCGTACTCGGTTGCTTTGTGAACGGCTAAAATCATACTTATTGCAGCTGTTGAAACTTTACGTCTCATTACATACCAAGCGCCTGAGTCGTTTGTTTTCTTTATGCAAGAATTTATGCTAGCTGTTAAATCTGGTTGATTTGAGTGAGCTAATCGTCCACCTGACATAGCACTAAGTACTTCGTCACAAGCTTGATAGTATTTTGACCCTTGTATGACTTCTGCGTTGATTCCTGATTGACGTAGTTTGGCTACTACTGAGTCACCTGTAAACCTGTTGGCTACTACAGCTTCGGCGTTGTAATGTTTAGCCCATTCTGATATGCGTCCTGCTATGTGTAAGTCATCTATTGGGTTATCTGATTCAACAAATTCCATTAGTCCTACAGCTATTGAATTGTCTTCAAGTATTTGTGCACCTGTTAAAGCCCAGGTGTTGCGTTCTGGTGATATTTCTAAACCTAACCAAGTTGGTCTATCTGGTTTAAGTACTAGGTTTGGTTGCATACACGTATTCCAAGTACCCATCTGCCAAGCACCGTTCATTGTTTCTACCCATTGGCATAAAACTTCTGTTTGAAAGATTTCTGGTGGGTCACTTAACCTGGCTTTAATTGCGTCTACTGTAATTGTTCTACCTAATGCTGGGTTAGCTTCTTTCCAACCTTCTATGTCTGATAGTTTTCTGTTTGGTGATGCTGACCATTCCATAAAACACATTGGGTCGTCTAAGTCTTTTTCTATTTTGTCTAAAGCTCGTTGTCTCATAGCGTTTAGCACTATTGA